CCTGAATATAAAAAGGCACAGAAAGAATTACAAATAACAGAAACGATGAGTTTGCAAGGTTCTTGTTTTATGTGTATGAGAGAAAAGTTTTGGGAATTAAAGTTAAGTGATGAAGAATTAGGTAATTGGGGTAATCAAGGAATAGAAGTAGCTGTTAAGACTTGGTTATCTGGTGGAAAAGTAATGTGTAACCAGAAGACTTGGTATGCTCATATGTTCAGAACACAAGGTGGAGACTTTAGTTTTCCTTGGAAGAATAGAGGAAACGATACCGCACGTACTAAAGCTAATGTTAGAAAGCAAATCTGGTTAGGTGAATTACCAAATCAAAAATATCCTTTGTCGTGGTTAATTAAAAAGTTTGCACCAGTTCCAGGCTGGGATGAAAAAGCATTAATAGAATTAGATAAATAAGGCTAAATATATCGTTCTTTGACAAAGACGGATAATTAGTCCGTTATATTAAAATGATAGAACTACCTACAATTTTACCAATAGATATAACTGATAAATATGATATTATCAGCAATTCTTTTATTTCAAAAGACATTAAAGAGGTTGATAACGAATTTGAAACAGAAATTGGTGATATTAAGCAGGATGATTTTTTCCCTCAAGTAAAGATAAAACGTTGGGATAATGAATGTAATTTTTCTGTACGTTTAATAGATGATGATAAAACAGTACCAGAAATAAAAGCAGAAGACGGAAAAATAAAGTACATTAAAAAAGATAAAGAATGTCATTTTTATGAATTGTCAACTGGAGAAGTTGGAGAAAATGGCGGTTATGAATTTGAAGTAATCTTAAAGAAGAAGCCAAAGACAAACGTAGTTCAGATGAGTATCGAGACTAAAGGATTAAATTTTTATTATCAGCCAGAATTAATGCAGGAAGAAAAAGATGAAGGAGCTTTTAGACCAGAAAATGTAATCGGTTCTTATGCAGTTTATCACAAAAGTAAACAAGGCGACTATTCTAAAATGGGATTAAAAAATTATCGAGCAGGCAAGGCATTCCATATTTATAGACCGAAAATAATTGATAGTGTAGGGACAGAAGTTTGGGGGAAGTTAGAAATTAAAGGAAATAAATTAACAGTTGAAATACCGCAAGAGTTTATTGATACGGCGGTTTATCCGATTGGACACGCAGCTGGATTAACTTTTGGAGTTGACCCAGAAAGCCCAGGAGGAAGTAATACTTCTACTTCTTATGACCGTTTTACCAAATTTACAACAACAACTGAAGCAGGAGAAATTACAAAATTTACAAGTTATGTTGCGGCTTCAACAAAGTTAATACCTATGGGTATTTATTCTTATGATGGGGTCGATGACGGAACAAAATTAGTGGCTGATGATACAGGCGTTACAGTAACTTCTGCTGGTTGGTATGATAGTAATATTGTTAGTGGGACTGATTTGGAAACAGCAACTTCGTATTGGTTGGCAAATGGATGCGAAACTAATAATTCAAGAACAATTTATTATGATACAGGCGGGACAGGGGGTACATTATACAATACACAAACTGCTTTAGTATCATCTTTCGCAACTTTTAGTGCTTCTAATAGTGATATCTATTCTATTTATGCGACTTATACTGTTGCAGGAAGTACTAGTCCTTCTTTAAGTCCTTCTTTAAGTCTATCTTTAAGTCCTTCAATAAGTCCTAGTACTAGTCCTAGTCCATCATTAAGTCCTAGTTTAAGTCCTTCGTTGAGCCCAAGTTTATCTTCTTCAGTAAGTCCATCAGTTTCATTAAGTCCGAGTATTAGTCCAAGCTTATCTCCGAGTCTTAGTTTATCACCTTCCGTCAGTCCATCAGTATCTCCGTCTATTTCTTTAAGTCCTTCTATAAGTGTTTCTGTTAGTCCTTCTGTTAGTTTAAGTCCATCAATTAGTCCTAGTTTATCAGCAAGTATAAGTCCGTCTGTAAGTCCACCACAGTATTGGATATGTGATGTTACATATGATGATGTAGATTTTACATATGATTCTAGTGTGTTAACCTATGAAGGTTGTTATGTGGCAAGTCCTAGTGTTTCGCCTAGTATTTCTTTAAGTCCTTCAGTTAGTCCTTCGGTTAGCCCTAGTATTTCTTTAAGTCCTTCAGTTAGTCCTTCGGTTAGCCCTAGTATTTCTTTAAGTCCTTCAGTTAGTCCTTCGGTTAGCCCTAGTGTTTCAGTTAGTCCCTCAGTGTCTTTAAGTCCTAGTATTTCACCTTCACTTTCGCCAAGTATTAGTCCAAGCATAAGCTCTTCTTTAAGTCCTTCGATTAGCCCTAGTGTAAGTCCATCAGTTTCGTTTTCGCCTTCATTAAGTCCGTCACTAAGCCCATCGTTCAGTCCATCTTTGAGTCCTTCAGTAAGCCCTAGCGTATCTTTAAGTCCTTCGCTTTCTCCGTCATTAAGCCCGTCACTTAGTCCGAGCATAAGTCCATCAGTGAGCCCATCGGTTTCATTGAGTCCTTCGTTATCGCCAAGTATTAGCCCTTCGGTAAGTCCATCGGTTTCACTTAGCCCAAGTATTAGTCCAAGTATTTCACCGAGCGTAAGCCCGTCTGTTTCGTTGAGCCCTAGTATAAGTCTATCATTAAGCCCTAGTTTGAGTCCTAGTATTAGCCCTTCAGTTAGTCCTTCTGAATCGCTAAGTCCCAGTTTGAGTCCGTCCTTGTCGCCATCTTTGAGTCCAAGTATAAGCCCATCGGTGAGTCCTAGTGTAAGTTTGAGTCCGTCATTAAGTCCGTCCTTGTCACCTAGCATTTCGCCAAGTGTCAGTCCTTCGGTTAGTTTAAGTCCTTCGCTCAGTCCGTCATTGTCACCCTCACTTAGTCCATCGGTGTCACCTTCGCCAAGTCCAGGTTGGGAAGATTATACTAGAGGAGATTATGCGGCTTTACCAGCGAATGATAATAATTTAGAGATTAATTATTCTGTACAGGATTATATTGATGTGAGTACTAAAAATGATGTAAGAGTAGAGCAGACTGCTACTGATGAATTTGCTATACACCAATTCAAGAATTATGTTGGCGGTTCGCCATCTACGACTTTGGAATGGGAAGGACAAACAGTTTTAGCACCGTCAGAATCGACAGCTCTTTTACAAATATATAATAGGAATTCTACAACTTGGGAAACGGTCGACAGTGATAATACAACTGGAGCAGATACAGACTTTGGTTTAAGTGGAGTAGTTGCTGATTTAACAAATTACAAAACGGTTAGTAATACAATTGCTTGTCGTGTTTATCAGGAGGCTGTATGACAAATATACCTAAAACCCTACCAGAAAAAATAATCAATAAATATAGTGTAAATAAAAATACATTTGTTTTACCAGTGAAGAACGACCCCAAGGATAGAATTGAAACAGAAATTGGTGATATTAAGCAGGATGATTTTTTCCCTCAAGTAAAGATAAAAAGATGGGATAATGAATACAATTTTTCTGCCAGATTAATAGACGATGAAATCGAAACTCCAGTTGTTGCTTTGAAAGATGAAAAGATAATTTGGAAAAAAGGTAATATAGAATTAAATTTTTACGAATTGAAAAATGCGTATGAGTTTGATATTACATTAAAGCAAAAACCAAAAACAAATAAAATAGTTTTTTCAATTCAATCAAAAGGATTACGGTTTTCGTATCAAACGCCATTTCCTGAAACTGTTTTACACGAAGGATACACAGCAACAGAAACACATCTTTATGATAAAGAAGGTAATGTAAAAGCACAACGTCCTGAAAATATTTCTGGTTCTTACTCTGTTTATATTGCAGATAAGCAAAAAAACTGGGAAGGTGCAAAACGATACCGTTATAATAAATTTGGTCATATTTATAGACCAAAAATAATTGACGCTAAAGGAAACACCACCTGGGGTGAATTAAATATAGAAGTAGCCGATGGTGTTGGAACTATGTCAGTAGAAATCCCACAGGAGTTCCTTGATAATGCTATTTATCCCATAAGACACGCTGCTGGTGCGACCTTTGGTTATTTAGAAGAAGGTGGTACTGCTTATGCAATGGATGATATTCGGGGTCAAGTAGAAACTGCTGGAGCAGGTACGGCTACGAAGGCAACAATATTTTGTGTACAAAATGTATCATTTGCTGTGACAAGTTTTTTTGGAGTTAAATTATATAATGCTGATTATAGTGAATTAACTGATGGAGAAACAGAAATTGTTGAAATGACAACAAATGATAATAACCAAACTATTGATTTAGGTTTTACATATACCCCTACACTTACTGCTGTTGGTTATCATATCGCAGTATGGAGTAATTCAGATTCTTTATCATATCCTAAATTATATGCTGATACTGAGGAAGGAGCTGATACTGGTTTTGCTGAGAATTTTTCTGATATAGCTGAAGATAGATTAGAATGGTTTACACCATTGAATAAATATAGTCTGACTACTGGAACAATTTTTGATTTTAGTTGTTATGTTACATATACTCCAGCAGGAAGTACTAGCCCATCATTAAGTCCTAGTTTAAGTCCTAGCACAAGTCCGTCACAGTCTTTAAGCCCATCGTTAAGTCCTTCAATCAGTCCATCAGTTTCACTGTCAGTTAGTTTAAGTTCAAGTTTAAGCCCTTCGTTGAGTTCTTCTATTAGTCCGTCTTTAAGCCCTAGCATCTCGCCGTCTCCTTCGCCGATAGTAATTAGTTTAAAAACAGATTATTGGAATATTGTTACTGGGTCACCTTCACAGTCTTTGTCGCCTTCTGTAAGTCCGTCTGTATCACCTAGCGTTTCTTTGAGTCCTAGCTTGAGCCCTAGCTTATCGCCATCATTGTCGCTTAGCATCTCGCCATCTGTATCACCGAGTGTTTCGATTAGCCCAAGTCTAAGTCCTTCATTAAGTCCATCACTAAGTCCAAGTATTTCTCTTAGCGTTTCGCCGTCAGTATCGCTTAGTCCATCACTTAGTCCATCGTTAAGTCCTTCAATTAGTCCCAGTATCAGTCCTTCACTCAGCCAGTCGCTAAGTCCTAGTTTGTCATCTAGCTTGAGCTCAAGTATTTCTCCTTCAGTAAGTCCAAGTGTTTCGTTATCGCCAAGTCTAAGTCCAAGTGCTTCGCCTTCTGTTAGTCCATCTGTCAGCTTAAGCCCAAGTCTGTCTCCTTCTTTAAGTCCAAGTCTGTCACCGTCATTAAGCCCATCTGTAAGTCCATCAGTATCTCTTAGTCCGTCTTTGAGTCCTTCATTGAGCCCAAGTTTATCTCCAAGTATTAGCCCTTCGGTCAGTCAGTCATTGTCTCCTAGTCTATCGCCTAGTTTAAGCCCTAGTATTTCGCCATCAGTCAGTCCGAGTATTTCATTGAGCCCTAGTTTGAGTCCAAGTGTATCACCGTCTGTAAGTCCTTCGGTTTCTGTAAGCCCTTCGTTAAGTCCAAGTCTTAGCCCTAGTTTAAGTCCTTCAATCAGTCCATCAGTTAGTCCATCTGTGTCGTTCAGCCCATCGTTAAGCCCTTCATTGAGTCCTAGCCTTAGTCCGAGTCTTTCACCGTCTGTTAGTCCAAGTGTGTCACTCAGCCCATCGTTAAGCCCATCATTGTCACCAAGTTTGAGCCCTAGTTTATCACTAAGTGTTTCGCCATCAGTATCATTGAGTCCAAGTCTAAGCCCAAGCTTGTCACCGTCTTTAAGCCCAAGTGTTTCGCCATCAGTTAGCCCTTCAGTTTCGTTGTCTCCTAGTCTTAGCCCATCGTTGAGTCCTAGTATCAGTTCGTCATTGTCACCTTCGATTAGTCCAAGTTTAAGTCCGAGCATCTCGCCATCATTGTCTCCTAGTTTAAGCCCTTCGCTATCGCCTTCAATCAGCCCTTCGGTAAGTCCTAGCGTATCAGTGAGCCCTAGTGTGTCACCTAGTCTGAGTCCTTCGCTTAGCCCTTCGATTAGTCCGAGTGTCAGCCCGAGTGTTTCGTTAAGTCCGTCAGTTAGTCCTAGTTTAAGTCCAAGCATAAGTCCTAGTATCAGTCCGTCTGGTAGTCCGTCATTTTCATTATCTCCTAGTTTGAGTCCCTCGTTGAGTGCTAGCATTTCGCCGTCAATCAGTCCGTCAGTATCTCCAAGTATTTCATTAAGCCCTAGTATTAGTCCGTCTGTATCGCCAAGTGTTTCGCTTAGCCCTTCATTGAGTCCTAGTTTAAGTCCGAGTTTGTCTCCTTCAATTAGTCCAAGTGTTTCGCCATCAGTTTCGCTTAGCCCTTCATTGTCTCCAAGTCTGTCACCGTCTTTGAGTATTTCGTTGTCACCTAGTTTAAGTCCAAGTTTGTCTCCAAGTTTGAGTCCTTCGATTTCTCCTAGTATCAGTCCGTCAGTTAGCCCAAGTGTTAGTCTAAGCCCTAGCTTGAGTCCGAGCATAAGCCCATCTGTAAGCCCTAGCGTCTCACTTAGTCCATCGCTTTCACCTTCAATTAGTCCTAGTGTATCTCCGAGTGTTTCGCTCAGCCCTAGTTTGTCTCCAAGCTTAAGTCCTTCGGTCAGTCCATCAGTTTCGTTAAGCCCTAGTTTATCACCTAGTCTGTCACCTTCATTGAGTCCGAGTGTCAGCCCATCTGTTAGTCTATCGCCAAGTATTAGTCCGTCAGTTTCCCCAAGTGTAAGTCTTAGCCCTAGTATCAGTCCTAGTTTGAGCCCTTCGATTTCGCCTTCGCCTAGTGATGTGTATGAATGGTATTTTGATGAATATGATATAGATGGTGAAGAGTGGCATCAAGACCCAGAGAATATGGTAGATGGTAGCATTAGTACGTATGCTAATACCATTTTTTATGGGACGGTTGAATTATTGACAGGTAATACTTGTGATGGTTCAGATATTGGACCAATTGCAAAGATAGAAATCAGAGCGTATGGTTTAATCAGGGAAGGTTCTCACATAAACTTAAGACCTGTATTTACTGGTGGTGATGGAACAAGTGTTGATAGTGGTATTGATTCAGGTGGTGGTTGGGGTGATTATATTAATATTACAAATGATACGAACGCACCAGTTAGTTGGTCGTGGGCAGATGTTGTAAACTTAGATTGTGATGTTATATCTTTGAACTCTGGTTCATTACAGAATGATTGTGCAAAGGTAGAAATACGTGTAACTTTTGATAGTAATATTTCATTGAGTCCGTCATTGAGTCCGTCATTAAGTCCTTCGATTAGTCCATCGCTAAGTCCTAGTTTATCACCTAGCCTTTCATCAAGTATTTCGCCTTCGGTTTCGCCAAGTGTAAGTTTGTCACCTAGTATCAGCCCATCGCTAAGTCCAAGTTTAAGTTCTAGTATCTCGCCTTCAGTTTCGCCGTCTGTCAGTTTGAGTCCTAGTTTGAGTCCTAGTATTTCGCCTAGTGTTTCACCGTCTGTGTCACTCAGTCCATCGTTAAGTCCGAGTTTATCACCGTCATTGAGTCCTAGTCTTAGTCCGTCTGTAAGTCCTAGTGTAAGTTTATCGCCTAGTGTATCTCCGTCTTTGTCACCTTCTTTAAGTCCTTCGATTAGCCCGTCAGTCAGTCCAAGTGTAAGTTTGTCACCAAGTTTATCGCCATCATTGTCGCCGTCATTAAGTCCGTCACTTAGTCCAAGTGTTTCACCTTCAGTTAGTCCATCGCTAAGTCCAAGTCCGTCTAAAAGTCCGTATAAGAAAAAACCAAATGTTTATTCTGATAAAGGGGATGTTTATACTAAAAAGTCGAATCCTCGTATTTATTCAAGTAGATAATTAAAAAAAATATGTACACAAACAAGGGAACAATCCAAAATTATTTAATGACTGATATTGATAATTCTTTTGATACTCAAATTGAGAATTGGATTTCTGCTGCTGAAGCTTATATCAATAATTATACTGGTCGTCCAGATGGTTTTGAAGAAGTTGATGCTAGTGCCAAATATTATGATGGGAATGGAAATATTGAAATAGATATTGATGAATGTACTGAAATAACAACTGTTCAGATATTAGATGTTAATAGCTCGTCAGTTGGATATACATTGACAGAGGGTCTTGATAATGATTTTATCACTTACCCCAGTAACGAAACGCCAATTTATAGATTAAAAATAGTACCAAATAGTACGGTAGGTGCTTGGTATAGAGGAAATAAAAGAATTGTAGTAACAGCGAAGTGGGGTTATGGTTCATCTGTACCCAAAGATATTGAGTATGCAACTACTGTTTTAGTAGCGAGCATAATTGATAAAGGTCTAAGAGGGGGTAAAGCGAAAGCTGAAGCATTGGGAGATTATTCAATTTCTTATGAGAATATTGATGATTCAGACCAAGCCTTAGGTGTTAAGAGAATATTGGATACTTATAAAAGATTTATTATATAATTAAAAGATAATCATATCAAACTTACGCATTTACTTAACAAACAAATAGTTATTGCAAGAATGGCTACGATTACGGGTAATAAGATGGCTTTTAGTACGGTTACGACTGAGATGTTTCATATACAACCTATGACTAATACTAAAGACCCTTTAGGCTCACCAGGAGTTTATGGGAAAACATTTAGATTTTATACTGATGGTGATATAGATATTCAAGAGGGTGATAGATTAAGAGATGATGACAGTCAGTATTACACTGTAAAATCAGATGGAGTATCTCGTCGTACTTTTGGTTCATTTGATTATTTAATTATTATTTGCGAAAAAACCCAATAGTATGCCAGCAATAAATATAAAAGTTATAGGGTTAAGTAGAATAACTAAATCATTTTCCAAAGCACCAGAAACGATTTATAAAGAGTTAGATAGAACAATTAAAACAGCTGTTAATCTAACTAGACCGATAATGAAACGTGAAGCACCAGTTGATACAGGAAAATTGAGACGAAATATCTATGCCCGCACAAAACATTTAATGGGAGAAGTTGCTCCTAATTTAGAGGTGACTCCTTATGCTTATTATGTACACGAGGGAACAAGAAGTATCAAGAGAAAAAATCCTTTTGTTACTAGAACTGCTGTTAAAGTAAAACCAATAATTGAAGCCATTTTCAAAAAGTCGATTAGTAAAATAACAAAAATATTAGTAACTAAATAAAAAAATATGTTTAAGGTTATTATGGATAAGATTCACGATATACTAGATGCAAATTCTTTAGTGCAAGAAGTGTTTAAATATGAAGTAGAGCAATTTACAGGTGACCCTGCTGTGGTTATTATTCCGTCTGCAAATGAAAGCGATTATAATACAACAGAAGAGAATATGAGAATTTACGCTTATACAGTGAGGTTGCTTGTTAATCGTAATTCAAAAAATCGTACCAAGAAAAAAGTTGAAGAAATGATGATGGAATTAGTAGACAGTGTTATTGACGATTTTGACAAGTATTATACTTTCAGTGCAAAAGGTACTGATGGTTCAGCAATTCCAGGTGGTGCAATAGAAAATTCTACTGGATACACTTTTATAAATGTATTTGCAGTTCCGTCTATATGGGGTTATATAGGGAGAGAGGCTGAAATGAGAGTTGCAGAGATAGATGTTCGTTGTCGTGTGTCGGTAGATTTAAATAATATTTCATAAACATTAAAATTAAAGGTCGTAGTGTATTTATAAATAATTAAAATAAAAATATATGTTATGGATTGGAAGAAGAGCTTCAGTAGGTATAGGGCGTGAATCAACACGTGGTGAAGGTGTCATCCCTACTTATTGGCTCAACCTGTTATCGTTTAGTTTCAACGATGTCGTTGAAAGAGTTTTGTCAGAGGCGAGTTTCGCTGGTATTTGGGGTGGAGACCAAGCACCAAAAACTTTGCAACACGCTGAGGGTGATATGGAAGTTGAAATTGGTGACCAAGCACTCGGTCTATTATTGACTGCTGTTTTTGCAGACCAACCGACAAGTACTGGACCAACTGACATTGCGGCTTATACACATACTTATACATTGCAGAATGATAATCAGCACGATAGTTTGACTATGCACGTTATTGACCCTATCGGTCAGTTAGCGTTTGAGATGGGAATGATTGATTCCTTCGAGCTTAGAATTGAACCGAATGCAATTATTAATGCTGGTATTAATTTTGTGTCTAAAGCAAGTGCGGATAGTAGTGGTCAAGTAGCTTCTTATGGTGCGGAAAAGAAATTTGTTGGAAGATTCTTGACGTTCAAGATTGGTGATACGACTGCCGATTTAACAGCCGCTACATCAATAAGCTTGAAGAGTCTAAAGCTAAAGTTTGAAAAGAACGCAGAAGCTCAAGTTACATTGTCAACAGTTCAACCTGAAGACATTGTAAATAAACGATTTAATATAACAGGCGAAATTGTATTGAACTATGAAGACAGAACTTGGCTCGATTACGTCAAAGCTGGCGGATATAAAGCTGTAAGAATTGATATAGAACACGAAGATGTTATAACTGGATGTACTCCCGTTACTGGTACTAAATATCAATTCAGATTAGACCTAAGTAAATGTGAACTTGAGTCGTGGGACCCTGACTTCGCTATGGACGATGTAACAACACAAACACTTTCGTTCACCGCATTGTATGATGCTGGTGGCAATGATAACGTGGTGAACTCCTGTTATCTAGTGAATGGTGTTGCTTCTTATTAAGTCAATGGGTAGGGGTGAGTAATCCTACTTGCCCTTACTGATTAAATTAAAAATGTATGCAAAAAGAATGTCCAAAATGTAAAAATTATCGTGTAACTTCGTTAGCTGGTTTGTGTTTAGGAATAATTGGATTAAGTTTTATAGTTGGATTTTTCGGCTTGTTCTTATTTCCTTTATTGTTTGTTGCAGGGATTTTCTTTGTACTAGGAATATTGGGAGTGTTAAGTCAAATTATCCTTAAAATAAGCGGACAAAAAACACAACACGTATGTCTCAATTGTCATTATACTTGGGACGAGTAAAAATAATTAACAACAAATCTATGGAAAGAGAAACTAAAATAATCGAAACTCCTATTGGGAAAGCTAAGGTTGAAATAAAATCTTGGTTGACTGGTGGCGAGAAAAGAGAAATCACTAATGGTTTGCTTGCAAATACAACTTTCAATAGTGGTAACTTAAAAGAATTTGATTTGAAAGGTGATATGCTTAGTAATATGCAAGATGTCTCTATTAAAACCGTTGTGCTTAGTGTTGGTGGTGTTAAAGAAGATATTTTGAAAATAATACTTGATATGAGGAGTGAAGATTATGAGTTTATATTGAATGAATGTACTGCTATTTCTAGTGGTGCGGATGAAAAAGATGTAAAAAAAAAGTAGAAGAAGAGTATAGTGTTTTACTTTCTCAAGGTAGAGGTAGTATTAGTGAAGATACGGCTATGTTTATATTTTGTCACGAGATGAAATGGGATTATTGGACGTATCTTGCACAGCCTAGTTGGTTTATTACTGGCATAAGAGCCAAAATAAATACTGAAACAAACTATCAAAATATACAGCATAAGAAAGCTGTGAGAAATAGTAAAACACGTAGCAAATAAATTTTTTTATGTCTGATTCAACAACATTAAAATTGATAATAAATGCTCGAGACGATGCAAGTCGTGTGATTAAAGGTGTCAATTCCCAACTTGAAAAAACTGGTTGGAGTAATGAAAAATTAGCTCGTACTGCAAAAACTGCTGGTCTTGCAATAACTGGCTTTGGTGTTGCCTTGGGAACGGTTGCTGTTAAAAAAGCTGTTGCTTTTGAAAAATCTATGGCTAACATAGATACTCTTTTTGATGACACAGGTGAAAGTATAGACGGATTAAGAAAAGGTATATTAGAGATGATGGATACAGTACCAAGAAGTGCCGAAGAACTTGGTTCGGCTGCTTACGATGTCGTCTCTGCTGGTATTAAAGGAACTGCTGAACAATTAACGGTATTGGAAAATGCTGGTAAATTAGCTGTTACTGGTTTGGGTACAACAAAAGAAGCAGTTGATATAGTAACTTCTGCTATAAATGCTTTTGGTTTAGAGGCAAGTGAATCTGGTAAAGTAGCTAATACTTTTTTCTTAGCAGTTAAAGCTGGTAAAACGACTGTTGCTGAATTGGCTCAAGGGTTTGGTCGTGTTGCTCCACTTGCAAATGAGATGGGAGTTTCTTTTGAAAGTTTGGTTTCTACGGTAGCGGCAATGACATCAACTGGATTAGCAGCAGCCGAATCGTATACTGCTATTCGTGGTGCATTATCTAATTTGGCAAAACCAACGGCACAGATGGAAGAAATTTTTGATAGCCTTAATCTTTCGGCAGATACGATTAGAGAAACATTAGCAGAAGAAGGATTGATTGGAACATTCAGATTATTAAGTGAAGCGGCTGAAGAAAATAATATAAATTTAACAAAAGCATTTGGTTCAGTTGAAGGTTTGAATGCTGTATTTTAGCATTAGGTGAAACAGGTGATACCGCTTTAAGTGTACTGGAAAATACGGCAACACAAGTAGGCGTTCTTAATAGAGAGTTTGAAGATGCTAAAAACGCAACGCTGGAATTATGGAATGCATTGAAGAATAAGTTTGAAAAGGTAATGATTAAATTAGGAGATGAACTTTTGCCTGATGTTGTAAGAGTAATGGGTTCGTTAGCAAATGTGCTTGATAAGCTTAATCCCGATATTCTAAAAATTGTATTAGCTTTTTCTTTAGTTATTGGTCCACTATTATTAATAATAGGATTTTTACCTGCTCTTGCATCTGGATTTACACTTTTAAATATTGCCGCTTTTCCATTTATAGCTATTATTGGTGCATTGATTGTTGTCTTTGCATTATTATATAAAAATTGGGATAAGATTTCTGCCTTTGTTAGAAATACATTTGCTCCGCTTTTTAAAGACCTTAAAGATACTGTTAAAAAATCGTTAATCCCAGCGTGGAATGATTTAAAAAAAGTATTTGAGAGACACCAAGATGACCTTAAATTGTTGGCAAAAATTTTAGGCGGTGCAGTTAAGATAGCTCTTAGGGCATTTATAGGAGCACTAATGTTAATAACAAGAGGTGCTGCAGCTTTAGTAAGGGGTCTTACTTGGTTGATAAATAAGTATGACGAATTGGCAAAAGCTATTTATGATAAAGCAATTAAACCACTTAAGGAGTCTTACGAATGGATTAAAAAAGTATTAGATATTACAGGACAAGCGACAGAATCAATGGGTGATTACCAAGAGGGAATTGCTAAGTCAACAGAAAAGCTTTATAGCGGTATTCGTAATGTACCGTCATTGCCTGATGATATGTTTCCACAGTCTATTTGGGTACCTGGTATGCAGGGTGCTAAAGCTCTTTCTGATGAAGTAGGGAAAACAGAAGAAGCTTTTAAAGAAGCTGGTAATAGTGGTTCTTCTTCTGCTGATATAATAAAAGAGAAGTATGAGGAAGTTAAAGAATTAATGAAAACTGTTGGTGAAGAAATAATATCTATCTCTGATAGTATTAATGACATAGAAGTTGATAATGCTAAAAATCTTTCTAGTTTTCGTCAGGATATGGCTGGTGTATTTGTTAGCCAGGAAGAGAAAGTGGCAGATTTGAAAAAGAAAATAGCTGAGGAGACTGATTCAAATCAAAGAAGTTTACTTACGGCTGAATTAACTAGGGAGGAAGAAGCTTTAAATAAAAGAAAAACAATAGAAATAGCTTTTAGTAATGAGGTTGAAGAAGTTAGGAGATTTAATTCTTTAACTGATTTTGATAGGGAAATTGACTTATTGCAAAAAAAACAGACAAAATATGATTTAGAATATTCAAATAAAATAGAAGCACTTGCTAAAGAATTAACAGCGAAACAAAAACAGCGAGATGATTTATTAATAGTTGAAGCAGAATTAACGACTGGTATTATTGCTGAATCAGTAAAGAGAACTGATGCTGTTGTTAATAATGTCAAAAAAGAAATAGATATATATAAGGAATTAGCGGTAGAGAAAGCAAAGAGCATAGGGCAAACAGTTAGTAATGTATGGACACAGGTAAGTCATAGTGTTCCGAATTTTATGTCGCAGTCATCCCAGCAAAGTTTTCTTCCAGAATTTGCTAGTGGTGGAATAGTTACAAAACCAACACTGGCAATGGTAGGTGAAGCAGGACCAGAGATGATAGTTCCATTAAGTAAAGCAGGTGGAATGGGTGGTAACACTTTTAATCTTTTTGTAACTGGTTCAGATTATTTAAACGAAGATGTTGCAGAAAGCATTGGAGATAAAATTCTTAATAGACTTAAAGAGAATATTAGAATATAAAAATTGATATATATGAGAGAGAAAAAACAAAAATTAATAGTAAAAATATTTAACAATCCTCTTGGAAGGAAGTATTTAGGAGTGCCAAAAGGTAAGAAAATTTATAAAATAACAAAAAGTTCTGTTCATTATTATACAGGAGAAATTAGCAAGAGAAATGGAATGCCAATTATTTGTACTGGTAATTGTAGTCCAGGCGGAAAGTTCGTTTTCAATCGAATAACGAAATTGGCAAAAGTTGTTTCTGTTTTTGCTTTCATTTCTTTGTTTCCAAAAAGTTTATTGCCTTTGATTGCTTTGACAGATACAGGCTACAAATCACCTACTGTTACGGGTCAACACGGTTCTACGGCTTTTACAAATCCAACTAATGCTTATTCAAGTAATGATACTTACGCAACAGTTTCTACATCAACGGCTAAAGAACAAGATTATGGAAATTTTGATTTTGGTATTCCCAATGATGCAACTATAAACGGAATTGAAGTTCAGATGGAAGGCTATCAAAATCCTGCTGGAGAGTATGGAGCTAATGCAATAGTTGTAGGACCAAGTAAAACCTCACAAAAAACTGATGATTGGGGAACATCAGAACAAACTTCTACTTTTGGTAGTTCTGTTGATTTATGGGATAAAACCTGGAGTCCATCAGATTTTAGTGATGCTAATTTTTATTTTCGTGCAATGTTTTACAATGGTACAGAAACTTCTAATTTTTATCTTGACCACATTCAAATAAAAGTTTATTACACAGAAGTATCACTAAGTCCTAGTATTAGCCCGTCATTCTCTCCTAGTATTTCGCCATCAATGTCTCCAAGTGTCAGTTTGTCACCTAGTCTAAGTCCAAGTTTTTCACCGTCTATCAGTCCTTCTGTTTCACCTTCAGTTTCTTTAAGCCCAAGTTTAAGTCCTAGTCTAAGTCCTAGTTTGTCGCCTAGTTTATCACCAAGCTTGTCTCCGTCTATCAGTCCGTCAGTCAGTCCGTCTGTGTCGTTGTCTCCTTCGATTAGCCCAAGTATTAGTCCTAGTTTATCGTCTAGCATTTCACCGTCAATATCGTTGAGTCCTTCTTTAAGTCCAAGTTTTAGTCCAAGTTTATCACCGTCTATCAGTCCTTCTATTTCGCCATCCGTTTCTTTAAGTCCTAGTTTAAGCCCTAGTTTAAGCCCTAGTTTATCACCGTCTATCAGTCCATCTGTTTCACCTTCAGAATCGTTAAGTCCTAGTTTAAGCCCAAGTCTAAGTCCTAGTCTGTCTCCTTCATTGAGTCCAAGTTTATCACCTTCCGTCAGTCCTTCAGTTTCGTTATCTCCTAGTCTGTCTCCTTCATTGAGTCCAAGTTTATCACCTTCCGTCAGTCCTTCAGTTTCACCGTCTGAATCGTTAAGTCCAAGTTTGTCACCACGTATTAGCCCTTCATTATCGCCTAGTATTAGTCCTTCATTAAGTCCATCAGTCTCACCTTCGGAATCGTTAAGTCCTAGTCTTAGCCCTAGTTTAAGCCCTTCATTAAGTCCAAGCTTAAGCCCTTCACTTAGTTCTTCGCTTAGTCCAAGTTTATCGCCCTCAATTTCCCCTTCACTAAGTCCGAGTTTATCACCGTCTATCAGTCCATCTGTTTCACCGTCTGAATCGTTAAGTCCTAGCATAAGCCCATCGCTCAGTCCATCTTTGAGTCCTTCACTTAGTCCAAGTCTTTCACCTTCTTTAAGTCCTAGTATAAGTCCATCAGTTTCACCGTCTGTTAGTTTGAGTCCAAGTGTTTCGCCTAGCATAAGCCCATCGCCGTCTCCAATTATTCCGACAGCTTCTGATGCAATAACAATTATTGTTGACATTACTAATGATTTAACACAATCTATTATTAGAAATAGTTTACAGATAGACAATATTATAACTCGACAGATTGACCGTTGTAAATTTATTGTAAAAAAATATGGTTCAACACATACATATACACCAGTTGTTGGGCAAGACGTCAAGGTTTATGATGCCGATACCCAAATTTTTGGTGGTGTTATTGTGAAAATTAAACAAAGAGTAAAGAATTATAAAATTATTGAATACGAAGTTGAGTGTAATGATTATGGTAAATTATTAGATAGATATTTGATTAATGATAGTTTCCAGAATCAAACCATTAACGATATTATTGATTTTATTGTAGCTGACAAAGGTTTAGACACTGCTGGCTTTACAACTAATAATGTAAATTCTTCAAGATTGATAGATTATATTGCTTTTAAGTTTGAAACATTCAGTTCAGTGCTTAGGCAATTGGCTGAGTTAATAAATTATGATTGGTATGTTGATTATGATAAAGACATTCATTTTTTTGGAAAGAATGATTATGATGCACCGATTGATATTTTAGATGATGATGGTAGTTACATCTCTGGCAGTTTAATAATTAGAAAAGATAATTCACAAGTTAGAAATGTGATTTATGTTGTAGGTGGTGAATATTTGGGTGTGAATTTTACATCAGATTTTATTAGTGATGGAACTCAAAATATTTGGACGCTTCCTTATAAATACGGTGAGGATACAATAAAAGTTAATGTTACTGGAGAAATTTTGGATGGTGGTGTTGATGGTATTGACGTTGAAGCATTGTATGATTATATGTGGAATAATGAAGAAAAATTTATAAGATTTAGGGCTGATAGAATACCTAATGACACTTCAACTATTAAAGTTTCTGGTGAACCTTATTTGCCAGTACTTATTAAACAATCTGATAGAGCTAGTATTGCTACTATGACAGCGATTGAAGGTGGAACTGGTGAATATGAGTATGTTATTGTTGATGATAAAATAAATAGTCAAGCAGCCGCAAGAAAAAGAGCGACAGCTGAATTAGATGCCTATAAAAATACTATGGAAGAGGGGGAGTTCAAAACTTATACAGAAGGGCTAAAAGCAGGAATGAGAATTAAAATAAATTCCTCTGTGCAGGGTGTAGATGATTATTTTGTAATAAATAAAATAACATATAAACCGTGGACAGAAGATGCGTTTGTTTATACTTGTACATTAATATCAACTAGAGAATTTGGTATTATTGATTTTTTGAGAAATGTGCTTGCTGGAACAAAGCAAAAAATTGTTGTTGATGAGGATAGTATTTTGGGTATTATTGAATCGAAAGAAGAAGATATTGCTATTAGTGAAAGTGTTAGTAGTTCAACAGACCATAACAGACAAACAGAGGCTATGAGCATTGGAGAAACAACCACAGCACAAGCCATTGATTATGATGTTACGTTTGTTCTTGGACCATATGTTTGGGGTGGAGAAGGTTCTGGAGATAAAAAAAGAGTGTTTTTAATAGGTGGTTCTTATTTAAGCTAAAGGTCGAAAAGTTAAAAAAATAATAATAAATTTTATGGAAAATATAGTAAAAAAATTGTCTGGCGAAAGTGTTTGTTTAACTGGTATTTGGAAAATTACAATTCGTGATGCAAAGACGAATAAAATTAAACGTGTTTACGAACAGAAAAATATAATTCCTACGGTTGGTAGAAAAATGATTGCCAATAATTTAACAAACACAAGTCCGACAAATACAATGCTGATTAACTATACAGCGTTAGGAACTGGCACAACAGCAGTAGCAAATGGTAACACCACACTTGTTACAGAGGTTTATAGAA